CGGACTATCAATGGATAAAGGATGTAACAGATAAGATAGGTTATGAGTTTGTATCAATACCGTTAGTTGATGCGGGTAAAAGGGGGAGGGGTAAATGAAAAAGATAAGCACATTATATAAAAAGAATCCGGAAAATTTAGCATTAGTTTTTAATGAAATAAATCCCGAAAACGAATGGGTATTGAATGGTGAAGGAATTGCTACAAGAAAATTTGACGGTTCGGCCTGCGCTATCATAGGCGGCTATCTATTTAAGAGATACGATGTAAAGAAAGGGAAATCTGCCCCATCGGGTGCAATACCATGTCAAGGGCCGGATGAAATTACAGGACATTGGCCGCATTGGGTTTTATGTGACAATAATAAACCAGAGGATAAATATTTTTTTGAAGGGTTGGCAAATGTTCCCGGCGTTCCTGATGGGACTTATGAATTATGTGGGCCTAAAGTTCAAGGTAATCCGGAAGGATTAGAGAAACATTATCTAATTCAACATGGTTGCAACCATCTTAAAATTTCAGATTTATCCTTTGATGGGCTAAGAGAATATTTATCAAAGCATGATATTGAAGGTATTGTTTTTCATCACCCTGATGGCAGAATGTGTAAAATTAGAAAATCAGACTTCGGTATTAAACGTATATGAAACTAACGTACTCTTTCCCTTCCCGATCCCGTCCTGTAAAGTTCTTTGCAGCCTTAGACAATATTCGTTCAATGTCCCAAAATGGGAACTATGAAGTAATTGCAAAACTTGATGACGATGACAAACAATTTACCCAAAGGTTTAAAGATAGGTTAAGCGAATATCCTGAAGTAATAGTTAAGTGGGGAAAGAGTAAGAACAAGATCCATGCGGTTAATAGGGATTTAGAAGGAATGACAGGCGAAATTTTATTGTGTCATTCTGATGATATGGTTTTTATCAGGAGAGGATTTGATAAGTTTATACGTTCACAGTTCGTTAAGTCTATAGCTCATCAGGAACTTATATTCGACGGACTTCTACACTTACCAGACGGTTACGCCAATGCAAGGGTTTGCACTTATTCAATAATGCACGTTAACTATTACAAGAGGTTTGGTTATATCTATCATCCTTCTTACATAAGTCTTTGGTGCGATAATGAAGCGACGATGGTAGCTAAGATGCTGAATAAGTACAAGTATGTGAATGAGCAAATCTTTCAACATGAGCATCCTGTTTTAGGTCATGTGCCGAAGGATGAAATGTATCTGAGGCAGGGAAGGTTTTACAAGGAAGAGGAAATAACATTTAGGAAAAGGGAAAATAAAAACTTTGATTTACCAATATAAAAAACATAATGAGTAGGACAATAGAAAACATAGTAAGCATCCCGCTTTGGCTCTTGATTGCCCCAGCAGTTTTAACCCTTACCCATTGGAGAATGGTCAAAGAGTCAAACAGGGTGGAAAGATTAAAGAGGGCTACTTATAAGGAATTAAAAGAAAAAATGATGACTATTGAATGGGAGTGGAAGGAGGAACACCCTTGCAGCTTATTTGATAAAAAAGATTATTGGAAAAATTATTTTCATGCCTCAATATTTGCATTTGATGGGACGGGATACTTATTAACTCCGTATGGATATATCATGGCAAATATCCTACAAAGAAGAATAAGAAAGACTTTACCAAAGTATTTTAAGCCATACGTTAAATGATTAAACTTCCTCAAATAACATTATTAATCGCTGATGACGTTAACCCGTTATTAGCTAAGGATGTTTTAAATATCTGCCAAAGGGAAATAGAGTTCGGGGCGGTTAAACTATTGACCTCACATGAAATCGAAGGATCGGTAAGAATACCCCCCTTAACTCACTTAACAGACTATTCAGTTTTCATGCTTACCCGTTGCCATGAATTTATAGATACTGAATTTTGTTTAGTGGTTCAAAGAGATGGGTTTATTTTAAATCCTGGTAGTTGGAAAGACGAATGGTTAGAACTGGATTACGTTGCTCCTTTGTTCATGCAATACGATCATGTGGGTAGCGGAGGGTTTAGTTTAAGGTCTAAAAAAATGATGAAACATATTGCCGGAGATTGGCCTACATGGGACGGTACACACGAACACGCTGAACGGATTCAGGCGAATATGAATTATTATGAGGATGGGGTTATATCGTTCAAGTATAAGAAGGAATTTAAGATAGCGAGCGCAGGACAAGGGGCAAATTTTGGGCAGGGGGGAAACAGGAATCAAAAGTTCTTCAGAGAATACCCATTCGGGTTTCACCGGACGTTTCAAAAGATAGATTTTAAAACAGGTAGGGTTGATAGTTCGGATTTGAGTGCAGACCTGTGCAGAAATTATGATAGTTATATTCAACAAATAAAATAAAATATATGAGACAAGTAAAAAGACTATTTGGTGCCTTATTCAATTTCGAATATACCGCAGGGCATTATACAATGAATGACCGAATATTTGTATCTAATTTATTAAAACTAACAATTATCATAATACTCTTGCTTAAATGATATACTTAGAGAAGAATGATATACATAGCACGTTGACCACTTGGCTTTATTGTCACTTCTGGATGCTTTGGGCAGCAGAACAGCAAGGCAAAGAGGCTTATATTCATTGGCCTACTGGGAAGTTTTTACAATCTTATGAGGATAAGAAAAAGTTTGATGAAACATTTAATGCTTATAGTTGGTATTTTATTCAACCAAAAAACTTCTTCCCATTTGCAAAAGTCACAGAAATATGGACATGGGAAAACTGGGCAGATCCATCCCCGGTTCCATTCATGGCTCAACCCTTAAAAGTAATAAAAGGCTACTATAAAAAAAATCTAATTTTCAATGAAGAAACAAACAAAAGAGGTCAAGCGATTGTTGAAAAATACAAAATCGACTTCTCTAAAACCATTGGAATCAGTTGGAGAGGAACTGACATTTATCTCGACGGAAGGCCTCGAATTGCTATCGAAACGTACTTCAGGTTTATCGACGATCTCTTGCAGCAAGAACCCGAACTCAGGATCATGGCTACAGCCGAAGAAGAAAAAATCTTAGACCCTTTACTGACTCGTTACCAGAATGCCTTTTTAATCGAAGAGTTTAAACAGGCTCCTTTTGAATCTAAACACAATCCAGAGAGGTTTACTGAAGTATCAGGATATGAACGGGGCCTACAACCTGTTTTAATGGTTTGGCTATTTAGTAAATGCGCTCATTACATTAAGAACAGAAGTTCAACAGGGGCGGTTGCAAGCTGGTTAAGTGATGGGAGGATAGTGAATATTGCACATGAAGAGACTTTATCTTATTTAAAGATGGATGATCAGGTTGAGATTGAAGGAATAAAATATCCCCTATGACGATTTGCCTACCCTATAAAGACGACATCCTTTCCGGTGTTGAGTTAAGATTTGCTCTCAGGTCAATAGACCAACACTTAACCGGGTTCACTAATCTTGTTATTATTGGCACTCCCCCCGATTGGTATAAAGGAGAATATATAAATGCGCCTAATTATAATCACAGGAAACAATATTCGATATACACAAAATTGCTTACCGCTTGTGAGTTTGGTGCTGTTAGTGATGAGTTTTTAATGTTCAACGATGACCATTTCTTATTAAAACCATTTAACGCTAATCAGATAGGCCATTGGCACAACGGCAAACTAAAAGATTCAATTAACGGCAATCATGGGGCAAGGTATAAAGAAGCAATTGCAAATACTTTACAGGTAATTCCAGAAGGGTTAAATTATGACATTCATGTCCCATGTCATTACCGGAAGGAGTATTTTAAAGAAATATTCTCAAATAGAACCGACGAGATACTAATAAAGTCCCTGTATTTTAATACGCTATATCATTCAGAGATTAACGGGGCTGAAATGTCTGATTTTAAAATAAACCAACTACTATCCAAAGAAGCAATCAAAGAACTAATTAAAGACCGTTTATTCTTTTCCACTTCTACAAATGGAATGAAGAAGCCAATGATTGAATTACTGAATGAACTATTTCCTAATAAAAGCCAATGGGAACTATGATAACTAAATACTCATTAGTTGAAAAGACATTAGATGAAACTGATAAACAGATACTAATGTTAATCGCTGAAGGAAAGACAGTAAAGGAAATAGCCTGGAAGACAGGGAAGAGATCATCTAACATCGAATACCGGCTAAGGACAATGAGAAAACATTACAACTGCTTAAACACTACACAGCTCATTGCTAAACTTTCAGAGATTACATAAAATTGTAAAATAGTTTACTGATAGGGCGAAGTAATTTTACTTCCGATCCGTACACTATTTAATGAATAAAGGAAACTTATTTACTGTTCCCTCTTTTTTGCTTATGGCAAATGGAGGGATTTTTTATTATGGGTAGGCCTGAAGCGAATATTGATTGGGAAGAGGTAGAAAGTCTCTTAATGAGCGGGTGTACCGGGACTGAGATCGCTGCACGAATTGGGATTTCTGCGCCAACTCTTTACGATAGGTGTCAGACAGATAACGAAATGATGTTTTCAGAGTTTTCCCAAGAGAAAAAGGCAAAAGGCGATACGCTATTAAAGCAGGCTCAGTTTAATGCGGCTGTTGTTGACAAGGACAAGGCAATGCTTATTTGGTTAGGCAAGCAAAGATTAGGGCAAAAGGATAAATCAGAGCAGGATGTAAATCTAACCGCTAGTGTTAATTGGGTTGAGAATAAAACCTATGAGACTAAACTTTAAGCAAACTGCGGCTTTAGATTTCTTAGAAGATGACACAACAGAGGAAGTTCTTTTTGGAGGAGCAGCAGGGCCAGGTAAGACGACATTAGGTACTTACTGGCAACTAAAGAGAAGAATGAAGTACCCTGGCACAAGGGGATTCATAGGAAGGGCGGTAATGAAGACATTGAAAGAAACTACCCTGATGACCTTGTTTGAAGTGGCGAAGATGCAGGGAATAAAGAGAGGGGTGCATTTCGATCTAACGAGTTCACAGGATAAGGAGTTTCCAAATTGTATAGTATTTCAAAATAGTTCTTTGATATTCTTACGGGACTTATTTCATTATCCATCAGATCCAGACTTTGATGAATTGGGATCTCTTGAAATAACAGACGCTTACATAGATGAGTGTTCACAGGTAGTTAGCAAAGCAAAAGACATTTTAAAGGTTAGGATTAGATACAAACTAACCGAATACGATTTAATACCTAAGATCCTTTACACAACCAACCCAACAAAGAATTGGGCCTATAGTGAATTCTTTAAGTCTCACGAGCGCAATGAACTACCCACTCACAGACGATTTGTTCAAGCATTTGCATGGGACAATCCTGATTATCCTAAAAGTTCTTTAGAATCTCTAAAGAATATGCCTGAAGGGCCGGAAAAACAAAGGTTATATCACGGCAACTGGGATTATTCGGATGACCCAAGTGTATTATGCGAGTACGATGCGATCATGGATATGTTCACAAACGATCATGTGGTTGGTGATGGGAAGAAAAGAATTAGCTCTGACTTAGCAATGCAGGGAAGGGATAGATTCTTAATTGCTTCATGGGACGGTTTGGTGTGTCATTTCAAGGTTGATAAGCAAAAGTCAGATGGCAAAAGCATAGAAACAGATGTAAAGTATTTTATGATTAAAGATTCTGTCCCTCATAGCAGGACGGTTGTTGATAGTGATGGTATGGGTGCTTACCTGGAATCTTACTTAAAAGGTATTAAAGAGTTTCATGGTGGAGCGCAAGCGATACATAAGACAGAGTTTGTAAACCTAAAAGCTGAATGTGGTTATAAGCTGGCAGAGAAAGTTAACAAGAGGGAGATAAAAGTTATTTGTTCACCACAACAAAAGGAGCAGATAATAAAAGAGATGGGCGTATTGAAGTCTAAGAGTGTGGATTTGGATGAAAGCCGTAAGAGATTAATATCAAAAGAAGAAATGAAGGAGTGTTTGAATGGAAGGAGTCCTGACTATTTAGATACGTTACTCATGGGGATGTTTTTTCACATACAACACGACTTCGTGGTTTCAGTTGCATAAATATGAATTGGTTACAAAGAACAATACTTGGTAAGGATTTAATTGATAAGATAAATTCTTTTGAGGTTAAGCGTATTGATATTCTTCCGCAACGCTACATGATTGACAACGGGAAGATAGTTGTAGCAGCAGATAATAAGACTCAATACATAGAATCGGGTTACTCGATTAATGAACTTGTTTACTCGGTTATAAACTTAGTAACAGATAAAGTAAGACTACCTGAATGGAGAATTTACAAGGTAGTTGACGAACAAAAGCTCTTTGACTCAAACAGAATACTTTCTAACAAGTGGATGACAGGGAAAGAATACAAGACTGCCCTTAAACTGAAATACGAATCATTAGAACCTTACGAAACATTTAATCTTCAATTAGGGAAACTAAAAGAGTTACTTAAATACCCCAATGAAGAAGAAACTTGGCAAGACCAGATTGCAAATGGTTGTGCGTGGAAAATGATTACAGGGGATATATTTCAATATTCGGATTTGTTATCAATGGGGGCTAATAAAGGTGTCCCACAGTCTATTGAACTTCTTCCTTCGCATGATATGCTGATAAGGTCTAACAACTCATTCCCGGTCAGGGCTACAGGTTACGAACTACAGGCGTTTAATCAGCCATTCACAAAAGAACAGGTTTTACATGAGAAGTATTTCAATCCTAACTGGAACACACAAGGATCTCATTTGTACGGGATGAGCGCATTAAAAGCAGCATGGAAGAATCTTAATAGAAATAATTCAGCAAAGACTGCATCATTGTCGAAGTTTCAAAACGGGGGCTTTGAAGGAATGATTTACATGGATGACGATAGATACGATGCTGACCAGGGATTAGAGCAAGCGAAGGCAATGAAGCATAGGCTTGCTACTGAATATCACGGCGAACACAATCAGGGTAAGGTAGCTATAAGCGGTGTTAAGATGGGTTATTTACCAACTGGACTTTCTCCTGTTGACTTAGGAATAATAGAAAGTGAGAAGTGGGATTCTATCATGTTCTGCAATATATGGGGGGTTCCTCCTGAGTTGTTAGGATTAACAGCTAAGACTTATAACAACGTAAAAGAAGCGGAGAAAGCATTAACTACTCGTTCAGCGATCCCACTTCTCACATCACGAAGAAATTCACTTAATAGAAAGTTTCAAACTGATTGGGGATTCAAAGGGCAGAATGTTTATATAGACTACGATACTGAATGTTTTGGGGAGTTAAGTATAAACATGAAGGAAGTGATGGATGCGATTGCACAATTGACTTTCGTAACACCTAATGAAGAAAGAGAAGCGATAGGTTGGGAGACAAGACAAGAACCGGAGGCAGATGAGGTTTGGGTTAAGACAGGGGGAAGGCAACCGATGTCAGATTACCAAGCGAGTTCAGTTGATGAAGCATTAATGAGAGAAGCAACAATAAACAGTATGAACGATGCCGGAAATGAATCAGGTGGTGGAAAAGTTGGAGCTAACGGAAAAGCAAATGGGAAAACTGGCAAAGAAAGAATTTCCTATTCCTAAGAATTGTTGTCCAGATAGGAGGAGGATTATAATAAGATTGAGAGAACAGTTTATAATTTATTTAAAGACGAAGTGTCCGTAACCCTAAATAAGAAATACGAAGTTTTATTCTTTCCGAGAATAGAAAAGACTATTGCAGCCAAGTTTGATGAAACAGCTTCTATAGTTAAATCTAATGGGGTTAACGCTGCTATATCTGCACTCAATAACGAATTAACCAATCCCGAATTAACTAAAGAGATTCAAAGATTATACGCTACAGTAGGCACTCGCTACGCAAATGATTCTTACAGGCACTTACAGATAAAGCAAAGGGGATTAAGAAAACCTAAATCCATCGGCTTTGATAGTTTAGAAACTAAAGCCGGTGGATCTTTCGGGTTTAATGACTCGTGGGTTAGGTGGATTTTAAACTACCTCCAAAATCATTTAGTTGAAAACTTAACCTTCGATGTAAACGCAACTACAAGAGATTATATTCTAAGAGTCCTTAATCGTTCAGTAAGTGAAGGGTTAGGAATTGACAAAACAGTTGAACTATTAAAGAACGACACATTCTCCGAAACACAATCAGCCCGCATAGCACGAACAGAAGTAAATATAGCTTCTAACGCTGGCACACTTGCAGCCGGTGAAACTTACGAGTATCAAATGCAAAAGGAATGGGTTGCGGTTCATGACCACAGAACAAGAGGTACTGATCCGGAAGATGACGCTTCTCATGTTGCACTTAATGGAACGGTAATAGACTTTGAAGATGTATTTATTGATCCTCGCAACGGTGACAGATTAAAGTCTCCCGGTGATCCGAAGGCTTCAGCAGGGTCTATAATTAATTGCAGATGTCAGTTGACATTAAAACCAAAAGAAGACGCAAGGGGAAGATTAATTCCTAAGAGAAGAAGCACAACAGTAATATATCCTAATCAAAATAGGACACAAAGAACAGTATTAATATAAACCTATGGAAAACGTTTGTTCATATAAAGATTTTAACACTCTGGTACTTGGTATCAAAGACGTAGACGGTAAAAAAGGAATTGTTACAGGTTACGCATCTGATTTTGATTCATTAGACTCTGATGGTGATGTAATCGAAAAAGGAGCATTTACAAAAACTCTTTCACTCAATGGCCCCAAGAGTAAGAACCCACGAATAAAACATTTACTCAATCACAGTCCTTCGCAGCCTTTAGGTGTTCCAATGGAATTAAGAGAAGATGGTAAGGGTCTTTACTACGAAAGTAAAATAGGTAATCACTCTTTAGGGATGGACTTTATTAAGATGGTTGAAAGCGATTTGATAAAAGAACATTCTATAGGTTATCAAGTAAAGAAATTCAATCAGGTAACTCCCTGGGATGAATACAAAGAAGGTGACGTAAGGAGAAAACTAACTGAGTTAAAACTATGGGAGTTTTCATCTCTCACAGCATGGGGTGCTAATCCAAACACTCCTTTGACAGGACTGAAAGGGATATTCAATAACGAAATCGAGATAAACAAACTGGTTAACCAAGCTGAAGCAATAGAAGATTTCTGCCGCAATTCAACAGCGACAGATGAGACTATTCAACAGCTTTTAACATACAACAAACAACTTTTGAAAGTCATCACTGATTCGAGATCGGGTGTTCCGGCAAGTACTCAGGTACATAGTGAACATAACGAAGAAAAGAAAGATGACGCTGCTAATGATGCTCCGGCTATTAGTATGCCTTCAACAGTTGAATGCCCAAGCTGTCTTAGACGCACACATAACACACAGGAGGAAAAAGGCTTTATCAAGTGCCATCGGTGTGTTGCTGTTTTTGTTTATGGCAGTAAACAATTTATTCATTTTTAATTTTTACAACAATGTTTGAAAAAGATAAAGACAAACAAGATGAGTTAGCCCTCGGCAAACAGCTAAAAGGCTACATGGAGGCTCTCAGAGAGAACCTTTCACAAGAACAAAAGGAAAACGTACAAAGTTTAATCCTTGAAGTGGAAACACTCGGACAGAAAGTAGGCGCAGCAGCAAGTAAATCAGATTTAGAGCCACTCGCTAAGAGGCTTACTGATATAGCTGCACAAGCAACTGAAATGATGAACAACCAAAAAGAAAATCAGGTTGTGATCGACAAATTCGTTGCAGAGTATAATTCTAAGCAATCCCGTGCTAATGCAGACGGTAAAGAACCATTTGATGAGGCGTGGCATAAAATGACCGGCGACCTTCAGAGCAAAAAAGATGAGGTTGATGAGAAGTTGAAAAACAACCAGAAGGTGCGTTTTGAGATGAAGACCACAATGACCACATCTAACACGATCACCGGAACAGGTGTTCTTGATTACAACAGTCGTCAGGGTATTGTCCCAACTCAGAAAACCAACATGAGGGATCTTTTAACAACAGTCCAAACACAAAACGGATTGTTCGTTACTTACCGTGAGACTAACTCACTTCAGGCTTTCACAGAGCAAACAGAAGGAAGTGCAAAAGCCCCAATAAGCTATGCGTTCACTCCTGGTACTGCTACTTTGAAATATATAGCCGGTTTTGCAACATTCACTAAGCAGTTGATGTTCCATTTGCCTTTTATCAACAGTACACTTCCAAGAATGTTGACAAGGGATTTCTATAAGAAAGAGAATAGTTACCTCTATACTACAATCGCTGCTGCTGCAACAGGTAGCAACTATTCAACAGCTACAGTTGACGTTGAAGAAGTGATCGACATGATTACAAACATGAAGGACACAGATTTCGAACCTTCTTACATCGTTACCGATTGGACAGAATGGGGCCGTTTGTTAAAAACTAAACCATCTGATTATTCGCTTCCTGCGGGAACAATAGTAACAGAAGGCGGCAGACAATTGATAATTGCCGGTGTGCCTATCGTGGGTGCTTCATTCGCTGCGAGCGATAAACTTTTGGTTATAGATCGTGATTACGTTGAAAGAGTAGAAGGCGAATCTTTAAGGGTTGAATTCTCTTATGAGAACCAAGACAACTTTGAGAAGAACCTTGTTACTGCAAGGTGTGAATGTTTTGAAGAAGTAAACCTTCTTAGAACAGACGCAGTTATTTATCGTGATTTAGGTAATAGCTAATTTTTGGTGGATCAATACAGGGTGGCCCCGTAAGGCTGCCCTTCTTTTAACTATGTTTTCATTTATAACAGATGGCAATTTTATAGTATTCAGATTTACTGAAACTGATGTTTTGCGTAGTGAACACGATAGATATAGGCTTCACAACACTTCAAAGTGTATTGATTGGGCATTACCAGAAGACACAACTCTAATAACATTTACGATTGACGAGGGGAGATACGAAAATATTCCATTGAGTTCAATTGATTTTGACGGTGATGTATGTGATGTTCAGCAAGACTTTATTGATGGGGTGCAGGGGATGTTTGAGAATTTGGCGGGTGGTTCACCCGGTGGTGGTATCGAATCAGTAGTCGCCGGTTCTGGGATTGATGTTGATGATACCGACCCTGAAAATCCGGTTGTGTCAGCCACAGGTGGTTCATCGTATTTGGTTGAAGAGGTTACACTAACTCACGCACAAATATTGGATTTAGCCAATGGCGTTGAGGTTTTGCCTGCGCCGGGTTCTGGAAAATTAAATGTTTTCATGGGGGCCGTTTGTTATATGAATACTGTTCCGGGATCAGGGTACACATTCGGCGCAAACAGCAAGCCTATTCAGTTTTACTATACACCCGATCTTAATGTAGAGTGTAGTAGTCCTATTCCTACGGGTACAGTATTAAACATAGCCGTTTGGCAGTTTCATCCTAAAATGGCCTTATCAAATATGGTAGGGTATGAGGCGTACGTTGACTCGAATAATTTTTACGCTGAAGAATCGGGTGCGCAGGGTTGTGCTAATCAGGCAATTTCTTTGGTTTTATTAGACACAACAATAGGCGGAGGACACGTCGACAATGAACTTGTTATAAAATTATTTTATGTGCAAATGGATGTAGTTCCTTATCCATAAGTTGATTTTATAAAAAAAGAAAATAATTAAAAATAATATATGGCAGCAGCAGGAAAATGGAAGATGTATGAGTCAGCAAAACTGGCTTTCACAAATGGAACGATTGACTTTGATAGTCACTCTTTCAAAATTAATTTATATCTAAGTACGTCAAATGCTAATACGTTAACAGCAGCAACGATAACACAGTTATCAGATATAACAAATCAGGTTGCGACAAACTTTGGATATACGCAGAATACAAAAGCTGTAACGATTACAACGGCGAACAGTTCAGGAACGATAACAATTGACGAAACAACTAATCCGGTTTGGACGGCTTCGGGCGGTGCGATCACAGCAAGGTTTGCGGTAATCTATGACGATAGCCATGCGAATGATATGCCTATTGCGGTGTGTCTTTTAGATACAGCTCCGGCAGATGTAACAGCAACAGATGGTAACACATTTACAATAACAATGAATGCTTCTGGTATTTTAACAATGTCAGGTGCAGCAGTTGACTAATTATGGCAGTAGTATTAGGCGTTAGTTCGGGTTTTGTTATAACGGCTCCAACGGCAGATCCAACCGGTGGGGTAAATACTACTATTGACGGATCTTCAGTTGTTACTAAACATACAAGTTTAGTAGGTGCAATTGCCATAACTGAAATAGGATGGTACAGAGGCGCAGGAACTAATACGGCAAATTTTGAAATAGCTCTTTATTCTGAATCGGGGGGCGTAGCAGCTACGAGGCTTTTTGTTGATGCGACAAATTCAAGTAATGTACAAGGATGGGTTGTAACTGCTGTGAATTGGGCTATAAGTGAGAATACCGCTTATTGGTTAGCCGTGCAAATGGATGCACACACAGGATCAAGTACAATTGATTCAGAGACTTCAGGCGGGGCCGGAATAGATGTATTAACATCTCAGACAGCTTTAGCAGATCCTTACGGCGGTGGTGCTGTATCTGATGCGGATGGCATGATGGCTATTTATGCAAAGGTTAGCGTTCAAAGAAATATAACTGCCGGTTTAGGAGCTATTGTTTTAACTGGCATAGCTCCAACAGTAACGGCTACTAATCATAAAAATATAACAGTTGATTTAGGTGTTTTGACATTAGCAGGATTCAATCCGACTGTATCAGTATCGAACAATTTAAATCTAACACCTTCTTTTGGCGAAATAGCGATTAATGGTTTCGAGCCAGTAGTATCTGTTACGAATAATAGAAATATAACTGCTGATGTCGGCTTAATAATGGTTTCTGGTTTTACTCCTACAGTTGAACTTCCTAAGAATACTAATCCGTCAACGGGTGAATTAAGTATTACAGGATTTAACCCTACGGTTTCAGTAAGCGACCATAAAAACATTATTCCTTCATTTGGGGAAGTAACTATAAACGGATTCTCTCCAAGTGTATCTACAACAAGCGGGGTAAATCCTGAAAATGGGTCATTAACATTAAGTGGTTTTTCTCCGACTATAAATATTTCGGTAAGTGCATCACCGGAGACAGGAGTAATTACGGTTTCGGGCTTTAGTCCTACAGTAAGTACACCAAGAAATATTTTACCAGGATTCGGCGAATTAAGCATAGAAGGCTTTGCTCCTGTAGTTGATAATGGTGTTGGTGGGCCCGCAATGATAGTAACATCAACGGGTGAGTTAATTATTCAAGGATATGCGCCTAATGTCGAAGGTGGCAATAACGAGTTTTTAAATATTAATACTCCATTCGATTCAGGTTCTTTTCAATCGAATATTTCAGATAGTGTTTCACATTCAACAATAAGCAGGGTAAGAAGAAAATCAAAAATCGAAAATGATATTTAAAGGACAGACGATAACGATCTCTTTAGATACAAGTATTGACTTAAGTGGATATACGGGTTATATACTTTATAAAAAACCAAATGGGGTACAAAGTAGTTGGAATGGGGATGTTTCAGGTGACACGGTTAGTTACGACATAACAGAAAGTGACATTGATGTTGCAGGTGTTTGGGAAGTGCAGGCTTATGCAACAGACGGGACGGATCATAAATACGGTAAAATACAAGTAGTAGAATTCAGGGAGCATTTATGACTTTTAATTACATATACAGCGAGACTGATGTTACAAGTGAATCAGGTGTATTCGAAGAGCCTGTTTCCTTAGATGAAATGAAAGATTATCTAAGGTTAGAAGGTTATGTAGATGACAACGAAAGCACTTCTGATGAGTTAAGTGAATTTGATTTTGATGATAGGCTACTAACTGAACTTATTACTACATCAAGAGAAAAGGTTGAAAGTTTAACGGGAACTTATTTGATACCTAAAACTATTGAGGTTGTTTTTACTAATGACTGTGGAATGATTGCATTACCTGGGCCGTTTACTGAAGTTACTGAGTTACTGGATTCTGAGGGAACAGAGATCACAAGTGATAATTATAAGCTCATAGGTAATAAGTGGAAGTATTTGGCTTATCCGTGTTACTGTAATATGACGGCAACTTTAGAAGTTGGTTATGATGCTTGTCCAAAGGATTTGAAAAAAGAGATAATGAGGTACGCTTCTTATTTGTACGAGAACAGGGGCGACGAATCAGTAGAGCCTTTTTCATTTAAGATAGCCGGAAAGTATATGAAAAAATCAGGGATAGCATGATTCCAAAAGCGCAAATAAGACTTGAGAAATGGGCAATGGTTAAAGATGGCAATGGTAATTCTATTGAGTCGGTTAACACAGCTTACAATATGTGGGCAGAACCTGTAAAAACGGGAGGTGGAAGGTCAGACAGTAACGGACAGACGAAACTTAATACGAGCGTTCAGTTTAAAATAAGATTCAGACCTGATTGGAAAATTAGCGGAATGTGGAAAATGATTTATAACGGAGCGAGATATTCGATAACACAGATTCAAAGGGTGAACGAAAAAAGATTTAACTGGATAATCAATTGTGAAAGTCCGGAAACAGTAGCATGATAAACGTAAACATCATAGGGTATAAACAGTTCCAAGATAATCTTAAAAAGATGCCAGCAACTTTAAGAAAGGAAGTTGGTACTCGTGTAAGGGCTGCTTCGGAGCAATTTAGGGACTTAGCGATTAAAGATGCTCCGGCTGATGTTGGATTTTTAAGATCACAGATAACGGTTAAAGAACCTACTGATGGAAGTTTAAGATACGAGGTTGTAAGTGGTTCTAAGTATTCAGCTCCAATGGAGTTTGGTACTAAATCAAAATTTACACCTATTCCAGGTATTGATGCAAGTGAGTTTAAGGGACAACCAAGCGGAGGAAGCTACTATGAGTTTTTAAATAATATACTGGATTGGGTAAAGAGAAAAGGTATTGGCGGTAAGTACAGAGGCTCTATTGCTGCTGGCAATGTAACATTAAGCAAGAAGAAACAAGACACATTGGTAAAAACAGCAGAAGCGATTGCATGGAGTATTTTAAAAAATGGCGTAAAACCTCATCCGTTTTTCTTTAAGCAAATACCAATTGTGAGAAGGGACTTATTTAGAAAAATCAGAAACATACTTAGCCAATGATAGAGGTCATGGACAAGCTAATGAATAGCTGGTATGCAAAACTGAATAACGTGATCTCGGTTCCGGTGTATAAGGAAGGAAGTGTTGATATGGACTATGACGGAAATTATGTTGAGTTAAGAGCAGAGGGAGAGTTTCAAGACGATACTAAACAATCCCACAGATCGGACGCAGTTGTGATCGTGGATATAGTAACAAGATTCAAAGTAGCGACGAATAGAAGTGTTTGCGAGGCGATAGACAACGAGATAAAACAATTAGTTAAGCCTTCGCCCGGATCAGTTGGATTAACTCAACAGTCAGGGATGCAGATTCAGAGGCTAGATCCGCAAACGTCAAGTTATTTTGAAGAGAACGAATCAGGTATAAGGTATTATAGAAAAATAGTTAGGTGGACACATAGAATAAATCAATAAACAAAAACAAATAAAACAATGACACATTTTGATGCAGATAATGTAGTATTCCAGGTAAAGCCAGCAGGGGGCGCGGCTAACACATGGCAGACATTAGTATGCGAAGAGAACTTATCAGCACCCTCAACCCGTACAGTAAATGAAAGACCTACTAAATGTAGGATCATTAAATCAACTTCTCAACCGAGTGTATCAATAACAGGTACTTCAGTAATGGAAACCGAACTCGATTCAGATCAACTTTCTTTTAAGGCTGCTTATGATTATTTCATAGCAGGTACTTCTCTGAAAGGTAG